CTTCGGCCGGCGACATCATCAGTTTTCTCTTTAAGGGCATGAGAATCGACAAGGTCACGGTTCAATGCAGCGTCGAAGACATCGTTAAGGCTAACGTCGAATTGATAGGCCAAGACGTCACAGTCGGAACTGCGAAGGTCGCTGGCGCCGCCTACGGAGATTATGCGGGTGCAGTTTCCTTCAACGAGGTTGCAGTTTCGAGGGGAGCTGCTGACGGCACAAGCCAAGTGGAAAACACGCGGGTGACGGATTGGAAGTGGACCTTGGAGAATAACCTGAAGCCTGTGCCGGTGATCCGCAGCGGGTCAAGTGCTTATCTGTTGAAGTATCTGCGTGAGCGCCACAGAAACCTCTACGGCGAACTGACGTTTGAGTTTGAAGACAAAGGCGAGTTTGAGGATGTCGTGAACGACAGTGAGTTCAGCCTGAAATTCGGTTTGGGGCCTTCAAACAGTGCTCTTTTCAAGTACTGCAAATGGGAAGAAGTGACCACGCCAACCAGAATGGAAGACCTCGTCAGCCTCAAAGCCAAGTTTGTGGCGAGAGACGTCGTCATCAGCTAAGGTGACAGAAGATGGAAAATCCTAAAGGAATGAGGCTGGTTGCGGTCGTTGTTCTCTCAGCCGTTATCGGGGCTCTTGCAGGGTCTTTGGTGACGTATGGACTGCTTTCGGGAGCCGTCAGAGTGCCAAGTAGGGCTCAAGTCAAATCCGTCGGCGTAGACGTCTTCAATGACGCAGAGTGTACGATGCAATTGACAATGATTGACTGGGGCTTCCTGGAGCCCGGACAGATCAAGAACTGTTCGGCGTATCTGAAGAGCACAAGCAACGTGGCCATAACGGTTTCGATGACTACTGAAGACTGGAATCCCTTGAACGCTACGAGCCTTATAGGCTGCGTTTGGGATGCGGAGGGTCGACAAATAATCGCGGACGCGGTGCTTGCGGTGAATTTCACGCTGACCGTAAACCAATCGACAACGAGTCTGAAGAGTTTCAGTTTCACAATCGTGATCACGGGGAGCGGATAAGCATGGGCGTCAGACTTTTCGGGGTCTTGCGGGACCGATTCTTGAAGCTTCCAGAAGCCTTGCGGGAAATTGTTCTGGCTGATTTGGAGACGGCAGCGGAAAACCGCATCAAAGTCATGGAGAGTGTAAAAACTGAGAAGTAAAGCGTTGATCCTCGATGAACGGTTCGGCAAAGAGTATGCGGGACGCTACGTTTTCGGGGCGATCACGTGGGCTAAACGCAGTCGCATCATCCAGAAACACACGAAATACAGCAAGACAACGGGGCAAGTCGAATGCAGTGATCTGGTCGCAATTCAGGCCGAAACGGTGATTGCGAGCTTGAAGGAGCAGCCTGAAAACAAGCCCGTAACCTTGGAGAAACTGCTGGACGAAACGGAGGGAATACCTGTTGACCTCGGCGAACTGCTGGGCAACACTGCGAATAGGCTTTGCAACGTGAGCAAAGAAGAAACAGTTTTTTTGTCAGAGCAATCCGGAGAAAAAAGCCAAACACAGTCCTCACCGAGTTCCGACTGTGCAAAGAATTCGGATGGACCCCCAGCCAGCTTGGAAACGAATCAGCAAGAAAAATCCAGCAATTCCTCATAATCCTGAACGAGATCGACCTACAAACCGAAACAGAAGTTGAAAAAACGAAACACGAGGCAAGAACGCATGGCCATTAAAGTCACCTGCAACATGCAAGGGATTCGAGAGTTACAAGCAGCAATACGCACTTTCGACTCGACAATGCAAAGATACGTGCACGCCAAACTTGTAAGCTGGGCTGAGGACGTCAAAACGGAGGCAATACGAAGGGCTCCAGTAAAAACAGGACATTTGCGAAGCTCAATTTACAGTTTGGTGAAAGATTGGGTCGTCAACATCGGAGCCGAAGCCACATACGCCCTGTTCGTCGAATTAGGCACACGATACCTGCGAGCCAGACCGTACCTGTATCCTTCAATTCAGCAATATCTTCCGCAACTCGAACAGGCTATTTCTGAAGCGATTGACGCGGCGAAGGCGGAGGCTGGATTCCAGTGAGCTTCAACGACCTCAGCATTTCAATCGTTGCGCAGAACCTTGCCAGCGCAGAATTCGCCAAAGTGGCAGCTGACGCTGGAGCCATGGCCACCCAGGTTTCTGGCCAAACCATGACTTTGAACGTGCAAGATTTTGCTAGTTCAACGATTAACACGGTTGCCGAGGACGCTACGCGTCTTAAGGCTCAGGTCGAAGGCAACCTTATCAGCATAAGTTTTGCGCCGATAGAAGTTCCCGAGATTCCCCCGATCGACATGTCCCCTATTGAAGCGGCCAAAGTCACTTTCAATGAAACGGGCATTTCAGCGGCTCAGATGGGAGAAGACGTGAAACTTTCTGCAGGCGGTTTCACTCAGCTCAGCAGCGAAGCGGCTGCCACTACTGTTAGCCTCCGGACCGTTGCAAGCGGCTTTTCAGCCGTTGGGCACATGGGCATTGCGGTGTCGAGCTTGGCCGGAGACTTCGGACTGGTGGATAAAGAAAGTGCCAAGTGGGTTCGCACAATCATGAGCGTGATAACTCTTATGGGCGCCTTCGTCCGCGTCCAAGCATATTTGACGACTATCACGACTGGCCACACTGCCAGCATCGCCTTAAACACGACCGCTGAAACCTCGAACGCAGGCGCGAGCATTGCCACGAGCATAGCGCACAAGATCAAGGCCGCCGCCACGTGGCTGGCCGTTGCTGCCCAGAACGCACTGAACATTAGCCACGCAACGTTCCTAGCGCTAACAGGCGTCGGCATCGGCGTGGTTATTGCTGCTGCGGCTGCCATGGCCTATTTTGCTTCGCAGATGAACAGTGCGACTCAGGGCATCCAGAACTTCAACAGTGCAGCCGCCGACACGCCAACGAGGGCGCGGAGCGTCCAGAGGGCTGGGGAAGAGAGCATGTACCGGCGAGGAGTAGAATAATGCTGCACACAGACGTCTTAAGACCAGTAGTTTTCGCGGTTCTTTACGGTTTCATGGAAAACCGCGTGTTCTTCGAGGCTGACATGGACTATTCGATTCTGAAGCATTTCAAGCTGTATCATCTGTGCATGTTTGGGCTTTTTGCAGCCGTCAGTTTCAGCTTGTGCTTCGTTACATGGGTCTTTGGATTAGTTATGATGCCTCTTCTGCAAGATGTGTCATGGTTCGTTTTCGAGAGGAGATTGCCAAGACGAGACGACTGGACGAATTGGGGAGGCTTTCCGCTTGTTCTACGATTGCCGTTGTGGTATTGGCTCTGCGGGCTCGCGTTGTTCTCGATAATGGTGGTTTTCTGGTGAGCGTTGACATTCCGATGGCTACCGTCGGCTTTGGCGTTGTAGGAGTTTCCAGGGCTGACGTCATCGATTTGCGGGTTCATCTTGGCTGCAGCAAAGAAGTCAGCAGCTTCGAAGTGTTGCTCCAGAATTGGGACAAGAAGTACAGTCCCGGCGGTTCCACGCCCATAACAGTGGGCATGGACGGGTACATAGACGTTGGAAGAGGCTCAAATATTCCGCAGGTACTCACTTGCCGTGTTGAAAGCATCAAGTACGAATGCCCAAGTCCTGATGAGCATTACCTACGGGTTGAGGGCAGATGTTGGGGCGAAAAACTGTTCCGCCGCGTAGTCACCAAAAAATACGCGAATCAGAAGGGCGAAGCCATTGTCAAGGACTTGATGGATTCTTACGCACTGCTCAGCCACACCCGAAACGGCGCTGAACTCGTTGAAGACACGGACACGACGTTCACTTTGCTCGAGTACGAGGACACGCCGCTTTGGGATATTTTGAAGTATATTGCTGAAAGCAGCGACAAAGCCGGCATAATCGGGTACGATTTTCGGGTGGCGCCTGATGGCAAGTTCGAGTTTTTCCCAAAGAACAGCAAGACGTCACCGGTAAACCTTAGCGAGACTGTTGAGGTCAGCGAATACAGGAAGGACATTCACCGAATACGCAATAAGATTATGGTGTATGGGCTCGCGGACAAGAGCGTGCCCTTGGATAAGGACGAGTGGACTGAAAGCCTGACGCCGACGGATGGCGCTTGGTCGGCTCCGTCGGGAACCGTTTCTTTGGACGGCACCGCCAAAGTGAAAGGAGTCTACAGCATAAAATGCAACAATGTTCAAGCTTACTACGCTTCGGGAATGTTTACGTTGAACCCTGGCAAAGAGGTAAACACGAACCTTTACCCGATCCTGAGCTTCTACGCGGCGCTGGAAAAGGCCTTTAGCGGAGACGTAAGCGTCGCACTGTATGACATTAACGGGTTGGATGCCTGGAAGCATATTACCCTCGGTCCTGGCGAATGGCGCAAGACCGATTTGAAAGTGGGTTTGGCGAACGAGCTCGAATGGGACACTGTACAAGTCGGGTTCGACTGGAGCCAAGTCAAGAAGGTCCGCGTTGACTTCTGGTTTGCAGGAGTCGGCCAGGGAAGCAGCTGGATCGACGTGCTCTATTTTGGCGGCCGAAGATACGCCGCTGTCCGCGAAGACGCTTCAAGCCAGACGGCCTACGGCCTTCGGGAGCTCTCGGAAACGGATGAGGAGCTCGTCAGCGACAACGAGTGCGACTTGCGAGCCAGAGCCCTCCTGGACTTTTTCAAGAATCCCGCGGAATATCTCGCCGTGCGAACAACAGTGCTCGATTATGGGGCCACGCCAATTCTAGCAGGCGACAAGTGCCATGTGATGTTGCCGAACGAGAACGTTGACGGCGATTTTCGCGTTGAAAGCGTCGAGTACGTTTTGGATGCGAAGACCCAGACGCTTGAAGTCGTGCTGGAGCTTGGGAAAGTTCCGCCTCAAATCGCCGACTACCTGTACGGACTGCGAACAACGACGGTGAACGTGGAGAAGCTTTCGCGAACGAAGCTGGGCAAGAGGGGCATACCCTCCGTGTCTTATGGTGGCGGTTTGGGAAGCCATCATGTGGGCCACGAAAGAGGAGGCGACGCCGGGGCTGAATGGGCCACCGTTCAGGATGGCGGCTGGGACGCGTTGGCCGGTTGGGTTTCGCCCAGCTGGATAGGTCCTTACAGCAACACGGCGGCGATAATGAAGTTTCGCACACAGAACAAGGCAGGCTCAGTTGCTCTGGACCATCATTTTGACCCAAGCAACAATGAATATGGTATCCTTGGTTCAGAGTCGGCACATTGGAAAGAAGTCCATGCGCTCTATTGCTTTCTGTACGGATATCTTCGCATAAGGGTAGTTGGCCAGTCAGATCCTAAGATGCAGCTTGACGACAGTATGCTTCAGTTTGGGTCTGGCGGTTCGGCGCTTGACACTTGGCTGAAACGTACAGGTTCTGGCGCGTTTGAAGTAAAAAGTGACCTTGTGCCAACTGGCGATAACGCTGGCAAAATCGGGTACGGCGGGGTTTCGCCTAAACGTTGGAGTGAAC